TCCTAACACCCTTAAACCATTAATGCCTGTAGGAGTATCCAATAAAAGTCTGGGATTACTTCCATAAACTAATTTATCTCCAGCTGCTTTTTGAACTTCAAATATTTGACTAGGAGAACTCGTCCCAATACCAACGTTGCCGCCGTTAAAATAGCTGACACCACCAGTATCTAATACAATAGTATTTGTACCATCATATTTCATTCTGAGATATCCTCTATCCCAGCTAGGAGCACTGCTTCCTCTTCGACCTAGCATAGCAACTTCATAGTCGTTAGAGCTAATTGTCATTCTAGCGCCATCGCCTTTGATGGTAAATTTCTCAGCAGGGCTATTATCCCCAATACCAACATTACCATCTTTATTAATAGTCATTCTGGCAGCAAACTCAGCATCATCTCGTGTAAAAAATTCTAGTTGTCCTTCTTTTGCACTTACATCGGACCAAACACTTCTAATTGATGAACCATAAGCTGAACTAGTGCCTGAAGTATATCCACCAAAGTTAATCATTCCATGAATATCGTTATCTGCAGGAGATGTAGTATATTGTAATAAATCTACTTGAGCTCCACCTGAACCAGTATTTGTTGATGTAACTCTTACCGCATCACCACTACCATTAATGTGTAACAAAGCCGCTGGACTCGCTGTACCAATACCAAGAAACCCGCTACCATTCAACGACAGGAATGCAGTAGAATCTGTGTTATCAAGCAGATCCGCGTCTACCTCGCCTGTTGCTGAGATATTACTACCCGCGAGGGCTAATCTTGATGCTCTAGTTGCCATTGTTTACTCCGGTTTCTCTGGCCATACAACATCTTCTAAAGATGTGTATGTGCTTGTAATGTCTCTTAGTGTTTGTCGATACGGCGCATAAACAGCTTTAATAGAATCTGGAACATCATATGATCCAGCCCAATCGCAGTTAGCTAACCTTAGATCACGCTCCCCTCTGAGCTCGTTTAATAAACCCGTGGCATGGCATTGTTGTGCTTCTGCATCTGTCATACCTAATACATTCCGGAGTTTATCCCCGTATTCCATCTCATGAGTCTCAAGATTCATACTAGGCTCAGGATTCTCTGGATTAAAATAATATTCTTCGTTTTTGTAAGTAAATTTGTACATAATATTTTCCTAGAATGTTTTGTGCTTATAATACCAATTTCCAGAGAATGCAGTGCTTGGCGCACTACTATGACCTTCAAATTGAATCCACAATGAATTGCCTGATGAGGCGAGATGTCTGAACTCAAAGTAATGAGCGTTTTCACTGCTATCCCAGCCATGACTGTCGAATGAAAAATGACTACTAGTAACACCCATATTTTCTGTGTTGGATAGATAACTCCCATAGTTGTTTGAGCCGTTTTGATTATGGCCAAAACTATAACGTCGAAATCCTTGCGCTCCTGCATTACTGTATGTAGCTCCCATAAGTACTTCTCCGCCAAACCATAGACTGCTGCCTGAGAAATATAGTCTAATACATAAATTACTTGTACCATTTGCAAAGTAAACTTCGATAGGTATATTTATTTTTCCACTAATTCTAGATCTATTTGTAAGATTGTGTACTGTACTACTAGCGCCAGTAACAGTACTAGAAACGTTGTCCTCTGAATTAAAAACGCCTCTTACATCTAACGCAGCGGTTGGAACCTGTACACCGATACCGACATTGCCGGCTTCGGTTATAACCATACGCTCTCTAGAGTATGTTAAGTCTGCTGCATTATCTTCATGGGTGTAAAAACGTAAGTCTGTACCCCAAGTGCTTGTATCGCTTCTTCCACCTGCTATTCCTGACCAATGAGATCCATTCGAACCAAACCAAACACCAAGCGAGTTAGTATGAGCGTTGCCTTCTTGAGCATTTAAGGTTAACCCTTTCATAGTCGAAGACTTAATAGCATTGCCGCTAGTAAGGTTTCCACCTGTACTCTCAAGCATAAGGGTAGTAAGTGGCGCCGATGTGCCGATTCCAATATTACCACCGTTTGGATTTAATATTATAGGAGAATGATTATTAAGACTACCACTATTACTAGCCTGCAACCAAGCACCATAATCACCACTATTATACATACCTATATCAAACGACTGACTATTACCTGTAGTGGTAGCTACTCTAATAGCAACATTATCTACGTTAGTACCTGTAGTTGCTGGATTACCAGGAGTCCCGAATACAGTGAATTTTCCACGATTATAGCTATTTGAAGTTGTTCCTACTAGAACTTTACCACTACTATCAACCATCAATCTATATGCCGAGTTAGATCTATCATATAGTATAAACGCACCAGGGCCCGCCCCACTGCCGTCATCTGCACCTATACTAAAGTCAGCACTTGCATCGCTATCTGTAAATCTTACAAATGCGTTTCCTGAACTTCCTTTAACATTCAAAATATCAACATCACCATTTACTTGAAGTGGATACCCTGGATTATCTGTTCCGATACCAACGTTGCCGTTTGAGTCGATAAGCATACGGGATGTAATTGAACCACCATTAGGCATAGTCATAAACTTTAAAGCCGCACCAGGAGTGCCGCCTGAACCATTTATTACACCAGATATTCTTGCTCTTCCTAAAGAAAACTCTAATCCACTTTCTGAATTATAAGCATTAGGTCCTTCAATCCTAGCAGCTACGCCAGAAGAAGCATTATACACATGTAATATTTGTTGTGGACTCGAAGTTCCAAGTCCAAGTTTACCATCATTGGCCATATGCATTTTTGTAGCACTATTTCTCAATACTTGAATCAATTCACCAGTGTGGCCACTTGTACTGTTTACATACAATGCTGATGAACCTGTGCTACCGCCACCTAAGTTAACCAGTGCGGCAGGTCCACTTACTGATAGTTTTGCTCCTGGACTAGCTATACCAATACCAAGTTTGCCATCTGTAAACCTGGCAGTTTCGGAGTTATCACTTCCATAAAATCTTTGTGAGCCTAAACCATCTACTAAAAATCTTGTATTTGAAGAATTATTAGTGACTTCTAATCCATAAGAAGTTGCAGCCGCGGCATCTGAGCCAACACTTAAACCTACTGACGAATTAACAGCTTTATTGATACCAACCAATGTCTGAACTGTTAAGTTGCCTGTTAATGTACCACCAGCAAGTGGTAGATAATCTGCAACGGCAGTAGCGATGTTACTATTAACAGCTGTAGTAGCTAATGTTTCTGATTTTAGATAATATGCAGCATTAGTCAGTAGCTCATATACCTGAAGGTCAACTGTATCACCAGAACCTAGGTTATATGTAAATGCAACCGATGTACCAGTTGTCGCAACAAAGTCACGTCCTGATCCATACACTTGTTTAATACCGTTTACATATGCAACTACTCGTGTAGCAGAAGATGTAGTATCATAGAATAATGTTTGCTTGGCCGTACCCGTGCCCGTACCCACGCCCGTGGCAGTGAATACTGTATTGACGTTACTATTAGCAGCACCGATAGTTACAAAGTTTGTATTACCAGTAGCTGTAATTGTATACTTATGACCGATGATGAATGCACCAGCTGTTAATTCATTATCATCAACTCCGCTTACAGCACTTGTTGTACCTGTGAGTGTATATGAATAGTTACGGAAAGTGGTATTTGCATCTGTTGCACCACCACCTCCACCGCCGCCTGAGCCAGCAGGTACAGCATCAATAAATGCAGATCCGGTATAGACTTTTAGTTTTTGATTTAATGAATCAAAGAAGAACGAACCTTGAATAGGTGTTCCAGAATATGAAGTACCATATTGTACTTTAAGATTTGATAAGACACCGGCAAGTGAACCACCGACTGTCATAGCAGAGTCAGATACAGATCCAACGATATTACCAGAAGCATCAATTACTTCTGATCCATTGATCATTATATTACCAGCAACGTCTAGCTTACCTGAAGGAGATGTGTCACCAATACCTACATAGTTATTAGCGGTATCAACATAAAGTGTACCACCATCAATTGTAAGATGTGCATGACCTTCTACGGCATCAACAGCTCGTGTATCAGTATAGAATAAATTTGAAGATCCTTCGGTAATATCATCTGTATCGGTAACATCGTTTGTGATCGTAACAGTGTTATCTGTTACTGCCAGGCTGATATTTGTACCGCCAGTAAATGTTACTGTTTCGGTTAATCCTACTGCATCAGTAGTTGTACCATCAGTGATATTGAATGATGTATTAACAGTGCCCCAACTAAGAGCACCACTACCATTTGTTTTTAGATATTGATTAGCTGATCCATCTGACGCTGGGAACGTTTGTCCCGCCTGCGTAAGAGTTCCGGTAGAGGTAATCGCTGAACCTACTACTAATCCGTTCTTGACTATAAAGTCATGATTTGTATTCGACATGAGTTCACTTTCCCTCGATGTTTGTTTTAATTATTTATATAAGTTATTTTTATTCTTCTAAGGTGTTACTGTAGCTGCTTTCAACTCAGTTGTAGTTGTCATAGCATCTACTTGATTAGTTATATCTCTTAACCGGTTTTTTTCAGTAACAATAGATGTAGTATCTAAACTAGCTTCCTGTGCTTGCATAAAGAGAATGTCTTGCGCTGCAAGCAGAGGTGTTCTGTCAGCTCTAAGTCTGTCCTTAGTGATAACTTTAGCTTTAGTCATGTTGATTTGCACTGGCATTAAAGGTTCTCCGTCATATTATATGAAGCTAATTCTTCTTCTGTTAAGTCTGCTGAAGTCCGTTCACTAGCACCAGCTACATATTCCCAAGCATCTCTAAATGTTCTATCAGATAAGTCTACAGAGTCATCAATAATTTCATATCCAGTACCAGTAGGTAAATCTTTATTAGCTATATGTATTAGTTTCTCTTCAAGTGTACCATCTAAACTATTTAAAAACTCAGAAGTTGGAATCAAAATTGATGCTACTCCACCGTTGTCATAAATTAATCTCATCTTAATCTCCTATTATCCGCCACACCACATAGCAGTTATTAATTCGGTATCAGTCCACGCTTGAGAATTACCCCCTCGTACACCGATTCTATACGACTGTAGTGTGTTAAAATTCATACCATCTCTACCACTTGAAATAAGTACAGCTGCACCACCGACGCCAAGTCCAGTAGCATACCCAGTGCTTGGCATATTGTTTGCAAAATTAACAACATAGTCGCCTGTAGCACCATCTACAATAGAGCTTACGTTATGACTATCTCTAATTGCTATTGTGCCAGTACCGTTAAAGTTAATCCACGCCCTGATTGTAAAGTCTGAAGTTCCTCTGCCATCATTCGTAATACGCATACGTTCTGCGCCATTGGTAGCAAATTGCATACTATTTGAATCGTGTGCATAGTTTAAATAACCTCGATAGTTATCTGCACCAGATGTACCATCCCCAAAGTGAATAGTGCTAGCACCATTAGTTGCCGCATAAAACTGCATCCGTGTGTACTGTGTACTTGTATTACCTACACTTAATAACTCAGTCGGAGAACTTGTTGCAATACCAACGTTGCCCGATGAGTCGATGCGCATACGTTCTGCGCCATTAACTTTTGTAGCTAAATAGTTGTTTGTATGGTTATATGAAATATTACCAGAAGAACCACCTGAATCTTTAAACTCAATATAGTTAGTAGCTGTTGAGCCTGTAGTCTTTAATTGTAAAAAAGTATCGCCTGAATTAGATATAGTTATTCCATCTCCACCTACTGTTTCCAAAGCACTGTTTGGCGAACTAGTCCCAATACCAACCCTACCTGACGAATCGATGCGCATCTTTTCGTCGGCATCAATAAGAAAAGATAGAGAAGAGTTTGATTGTACGTTTCCATGATCTACTCTAATGCTTAGTTCGCCGGTTGAAAGAAGTACTATATCATTATATGCACCTGATACATCTGTATCTTCTAAACGTATTGATGGCACTGATGATGCTAAATGCAACTGTCTTATGGGACTAGTTATACCAATACCAACTTTACCATCACTTAAAATAGTAACAGCAGTAGCCGACGAGTTATCATCAATACCAGTTGATGCAAAGTTACTAATAACTCCACCGTCAATAGAATTACCAGAAATCTGATTAGTTGCGAAGGTTAATGTCTTACCTGATAAGTTCATATCAGTGTGCAGCTTAGCGTGTGTAACAGCTACATCTGCAATCTTATCTGCTGTTATAGCATTAGATGCAATTTCACTTGCATCAATAGTTGCAACTGATATGAAATTTGATAGATCTCTTGCCTTCGAAGCCATTTTAGGTTCCCGCTATGTATACTTTGTACTATTTATAACTATGGTTTAGTTGGCCACGTAACATCGTCTAAAGAAGTTGCGGAATTTGTGATATCCCGTAAAGCTTGACGATATGCTCTTTGAGCTGTAGTCATAGTACGATCTGAACTTGCCCACCAATCAGTAGCTGCGATCAAACGATCACGTTCTGCCCTGAGTGCCTTCATGGGTTCAGCGGCGATGAGTTCGTCACGTTTAGCTACAATTGCTTCCCATGTCGTGCCCCAATGTCCTTCATCGTTACGTTCGATTGCAGAGCCATTAGCATCTGCACCAATAACTTTGGCAAACATATCCATGAATTCTGATTTGCTTGTTGGTTCACCACGCAGTACCCACTCCGTAATCCCCAACTCTGTTAGTGCTGTTGCGATTGTTGTCATTTTATTTTCCTTGTTTTATCCTGCGATTTCTGTAAGTGTAATACTTTGTTCTAAGCCAGTGTCTGAATATCCAGGCCCATCTGAGCCACCAAAATTATAACTACCATCCGAGCTAACCCACTGTGAAACATTCACGGTAGTTCCAGCGGCAACGGTTGTATCAAATAAACGTTTAAATTGAAAATTTCTAACCTCGTAACGAATATGACCTGCGCTTGATGGATTCTGCATTGCATCTTCAGCATACCATGTACCATTACTGAGTCCTGCTACCCATTGTCTAGAGAATGCCCTGCCAAGCGGGTTATAATCTCCGGCTGATGAACTCACAGATCCAGCTTTCCAACCACATCCCAAAGCCAGATCTCTATCTAAGTTTCCACCATGGTAGAACTTTCCCACCCCAATAATAACTTCTACTAGAAATTTACTGCCTGTTCCAGTTGCTACAAGTGAAACTTCACCCCATTTAGCAGAACTATTATTAATATTTAATTTTGATGCGATTATTGACTGAGCAACTCCTAAAACTGATCCTGTAGTATTTAATCCTAGACTATTTGCCGTTGGCGTAGCACCTGCCGCAGTCTGTATCTGATCGACTTTAATTATACTGGTCATTGTGCGATCTCCTGTAGTGTGACACTCCATGTACTACTGCGACTGTCAAATTCCGTAGTTTGACCGGAGTATCTTGGCCATGCTTCTAGTGCATATGTAGTAGAAGAAGCGGTGCTTGGGGAATCCAAATATACATAATTTTGTCTAGATCCAGATAATATGCCACTGCCACTAATAAACATCTCATGGTTATTTGAAGTAGCAGTTGTTACCCTTGTACTTCCTCTTTTAAGTGAAAACCCTAAGGCCGCTGAATTATCACTTCCAGTTGCTCGTAAAAGTACACTAAAACTAATTGTTACTAATATTTTACTTGTTGCAAACTTAGGCGTAATAGCACCTGTGTATGGAGTAGCTACATATGCATTGCTACTTGTAAAAATAGATCCGTTAGTTCCTGTACTCTGCACAACTTGCATAACATGCCCAGGAATATGCACACCATTACCGCTTGTCTTTTCGATGAGACTATCAACATATAAGGTACTGGTCATTGTTTGATCTCCATTACTTCCATCGCAGCTGCTGATGTTCCTCCATTCCCATTATTTATTCTCCACGAGTTATTTACACCGGCATATATTCTTCCTTGAAGTTGATACGTAATTGCAGATGTTGTGTTAGGTTCATCGATGTAGCTGAGAGTAAAAGGAGGATAAAGGTCTGTGGTAGCCCAACTCATATTATAATAGTTAACCCAACTGCCATTAGTAATTTGAGTGCTACCCCTCATAAGCCTATGATCATGTGCAGCTTGACTTGATCCATTGGCATTATTAATGACAGTTTTAGCCCAAATACGAATAACAATTCTTGAATTAGTGTATTTTGGTGTAATCGAAAGGGTAAACCCTGATGCATCAGTATACCCAGCAGAACTAAAAGTTGTTTCTGATGAAGGTTTAACTGTTTTAAATTGAACTATCTGACCAGCACTAGGAACAATAGTTGCCGCACTAGCATCCAGTGTTTGACCACTAGGTATTAATACCGTATCAGCATTTGCTCCGCTTGTCGGACCTCGCAATGTTTGGACTGTTAATTCGCTTGCCATATTCCTACCTTAAACTATAGTTAATGTACCATTGACCGTTATATCACCTGTAGCGGTGAATGGACCAATGATCATTGCGTTGTCTGTTGATGCAATAGTAAAGTCATCTGCACTACTATTTGCATTTTGATATACCTTTGCGGTCACAGCAGTTGTAGCACCAAAGTCAATGTCTTCACTGCTTGCTGTGATTGCGCCTGTTGAATTTAATACTAATGCCATGATGGCTTCCTTTGTTTATTATGACGTTATTGTCACCTGTCCGACCCAATCTCTAAGAGGGTTATTAATTTGTGAAGTATTTAATCATACCTATGAAATAGCCGCTTGAATTAGTACCACTGTTATAACTGTATTCAGTGTTATTTTTTAAAAGTCTTAAAGATGTGTGGTTAACATTAGGTCTTGCTCCAATAATTAGTGGCTTGTTTGTAAGCACATTGCTATTTTCCGTGTCCATTGTAAAAAGACACCCAGACGCACTAACTGTAAATGGAAAGCCACCAATCTGAAAGGCTGAACCATCGGATGTGTCTAAACTTGTAACACCTACTTCGAACCTAACAGTAACTACATTACCAATTTTTGTATACGTTCCTTGTTGAGCAGAATAAGAAAGACTCACATTTTGAAGATTAGGAGTCCAAGTACCTTCTTCATAATCGTCTAACTTATTAGCCGAACCTGTACCACCGAGGTATACGCCGCCTGATAAATGTAAGTCTTTAAACCTAGAAGTAGTGTAACCTAAATCTATAATACCGTCAGCGTAAGCACCATTTTTATATGGGTTAATATCATTATCACTAAAATTTAGCCCTGCATGAGAGTTGCCTGAAATAGTAAGGTTATCCCCGTTATCTACTCCAATAGTACCTACAGTAGTACCAGATTTACGAAACTCTGCAATTGTTCCATCAGTAGATTGTCTATCAACTATGATACTACCGTTTGAAGCAAGCGCAATGTTATTGCCCGAGTTATCAGGATGTTTTATGTTTTCTAATTCTAATGTTGACATTTTATTATCCTACTAATCTTCCACTAAAGCCTGGATAGTGGATAAATCCACTGTTATAGTTATTTGTCCACGAACAGTCAACATAATCACTAGCGGCTAGATCACAATACATATGGTGTACTATGGCGCTATGTGGCGTTTGTTGTGACGCTTGCATATACGATTTTGCAGTACCATTTATATTCATATAAAACCAAAGATATCCAGAACTAAAATTTGAGTACGTACATTGGAACTGAAAGTGATAAGTCCCTGCAACTGGTGCTGTAAATCTTCCGGTGCTAGCATTAAAATGGCTACCTTTATTAAAAGCATGGTTAACCGAAGCTGACCACACATTAGCGCTGCTCATTACTGTAGTAACAGTTGTTTCAATATCGTGAGATTTTGATCCTAGGTAAGAAAATGCTGGCTGCTTAGGCATTGTTACATGCCCATCACCACTAATTCTCATGCCCTCAGAAACAGCAGTGTAAAATCTCATGCTGTTGTCTGGATGATTATAAACTAACTGCCCTTGAATATTAGCATTTCCAGATGATGTTCCATCGGACCACATTATGGACCCATCTTGGTTATTTGCAGTTACAATAGTTAATCCACTTCGTTTACCGGATGAAGTATTTCCAATCACCAGATCATCAGCATTTGCATGCGCATTCCCTGTTGTACTATCACCTATAATCATATGTGATCCAGTAAATGCAGTTGTTGCAGCGTTTTTCTGTGGTACCTGATCAAGATCTAGTGTAGAACTACTTGCAGCATTCGGTGCTTCTAGGTCTACATAACCCGAGCTGTCACCATTGATTCTTAACTTAGCCATTTATACAATCACCCATCTTGATCCGCTAGGAATAGTTACTGTTACGCTAGAAGCCAAAGTAATTGGTCCAGCACTCATCGCAGACTTGTTAGTCGTGATTGTGTAGTTGCTTGACAATGTCTGAGCATTCTCATAGAATATATCTTGTTGAGCACCTAATACAACATTACCAGATCCTACAATTGAAGATCCGTTAATTGTTTTAATATGTGTACCAGATACAATCGTTGCTTGTTTACCGGCTACAGCATTAACTTCTGATTGAACCGCAGTATGCAATTTACCAAGAGTAATCTCGCCATCAGGAATATCAGCAATAGTGATACCACCAGTGGCGATACTTCCAGCATCTACTGATCCATCAGCTAAAACCGCATTTGATATTTTCTGAATAGCCATTTAATTACTTCCTATACTGCTGTTGAGCCAGACATATCGTCTTGTGCCATTACCCATGTATAACACTTCGATAAAAAATCATCACCTGCTGCTGCTTCTATATCAGAAAGCGCTGCAGCATATCGACGAAAATCTATAGGATGTGTATCATCTGTTGGTGTTGATGTTGCAAAACCGGAACAGTCAATCATGACCATAAAGGTATCACCCGGACCTCTTGAAACTGATGCAGTGACTATTCTAAAATAAGCAGCTGCAAATGCTGTGCCATATTGGCTTGTTGATAAATCTATTTGAATAGCCATTATTTATTCCTTATGGTGTTTCTTGTGCGTCCATAGCTGTTTGGTATGCAGTCTTCACTGCGTCTGTCCAAACAGCATTGCATATTGCTTGTACTTCTGTGCTTTCACCTGAGATGTCAGTGTCACCCCATGTAGCTGGATCACCTGATTTAGTTGAGCAAGATAAGACGTGACGTGAG